TTAGACGAGGTTCGAACGCAGTCTGATTTGGAGGATATTAAAGACGAGGTTGAGGGTTTTTTGCCCCTTGACCGCTTTGAGGAGGACAAGGGTTTTGACGTTATGACCGCTGTTGATGAGGTTAAGCGTGATTATGTTGTTAGGGCGGTAAGCAAAGCCCCGACATTGTACGAGGCGGCAGATTTGCTCGGCTTAAAGAGCTATCAGGTTCTTGTGAATTGGATGAAGAAGTTGGGGGTGAGCAAGTGATTGAGTTCTTTACTGTGCTTATCATTGATTACAAGCTACAGAACAACGACATGGAAACCCGCATTTGGTTTGAAACTGAGCGCCATTGTCAGAGTGCGTTGAGCAAAGTTGATCCGTTATATAATCACTTGCTCGGCTTGTACGGCAATGACATGATGATGAGGTGTTATGTTACTGAGGAGGCTTCGCATGATTTGGTTAGACCAAAACTTAGGCCGAAGGGTTTGAAATGAGCCTTAGTCCCGAAAAAACGGAGAGGATCATTAGTGATCTTCTCCAAGAGTTGCCCGAAAAGTTTTCTTTGTCTGACTCGCGCAACTTGGTTTGCGAACTTTTATTCGGCTTAGGTGTAAGCCCAGATGATTTACCGATTTTTCTCCTGCTGGTTGTTGATGCTTACATGGGTGATCGGGCAGTTGATCGAATGAAGGAAAGGTGATATAACCCGAATAAGTTTATTCGGAGATCATTATGTCGCCCTTTGCAGATAGCTTTAGACAAGACCTTTCTTCTATGCAGGGGAACTCTCAGTTTATGGGGGGACTTGGCACCATGCTTCAGAAGTATCGTGAGCAATTGGGTGGCGGTCAGTCAGCCTCTCAGCCCCGACCCGCTAATCCGTTTTTAAATCAGCTTGGTCAAATGCCTTTGACTCAAGGCCCGACAGCCTCTCGCCCTGCACAAGTTTTAGCTCAACCCGCTAATCCTTTTGAGGGTAACGAGCAGTATCAGGCGTTGATGGAATATCAGAAATCTATGGCTCCTCAACAAGAACAGCTTGATCGTTTGAACGAGTTACGCACTGCCTTTGAGGGTACGGGCGGCTACAAGGATTACCGAATTAATCAGATGGAACAGCAGATGCAGCGTATGCAGCAGATGCAGCGACAGCGCAACCCGATGATGGGTATGGGCTTGGGTGGTATGCGTCCGATGGGTATGCAGCCGTATCAGGGATTTGGTAGGCCACAGTTGCCTATGCGTCAGCCGATGCCAGTTCCGCGTGGTGGTTACATGGGTCAACAGATGATGAACCAACCGCGTCAGTTCGGTGCGATGGGATACAATCAACCGCAACCTTATCAGCAGCAGCAATATGGCATGATGGGTGGTTATCAGCAGAATCCCTATCAGCAGATGCGACCGCAACCACAGCAGTTTGGTGGATATGGCATGGGTCAGCAGATGGGTGGTTACGGGGGATATGGAGGAATGTCGAATCCTTATCAACCGCAGCAGATGGGATCATATAACCCGAACAATTCTATGGGTTACGGTCAGCAGCAAATGAATCAGTTCCAAGGATATATGCGTTAATCTCTAATGGTTAGCTTGCAAGTTTCGCACTTGCGCTCTGATTCGCTTACTCTTTTGAGAGGAATGCAGCACTTGATGCACTGATTTGCATCAAGTCTTTTTTGGAACTCGCCTGATTCTTGTAGCTTAATTAGATTCATTGCGCGGTAAATTGTATCTTGATTTAATTTGACTCAGTGATTGCATGGTTAGCCCCATGATGTCAGCCGCGTCTTTTAAAGACAATTCTTTTTTTAGAAGTTTGTTGAGCATTTTAGCGTCTTTTGTCAGTGCAAGTTTTGGTCTTCCACCTGTCTTGCCGTTTTGCTGTGCTTTTAATCGGTCATTTATTTGCTTCTGTGTTTTTTTATTATTGACCATTCCTGCGAGTTTAGGGTTTGTTTCTACATCTTTTTTTGTTTGTGCTTCCCAAGCCTGACGGTACAAGTCTTGATACTTTTCCATTTCAGTCAGCAATTTTTCTCTCCAGTATATCGAACAAAGCCTGTAGCTCCTCTACATTTTGTTTGGTGGTTTGGTCGGATCGCGCCGTAGCATCATGCTTCATCCAATGCATACGGCGCTTGATCCTTTCGATTATCTGGACGGTTTCTACGTCCATTTTGCATCACCCTTTAAAATAACAGCGTTGCCTACGATACCTGTTCCGTATAGCTCAGTTGCTTCTTTATTAAAGGGTAATCCTGTTAGAAGTCCCTCCTCATTTACAAGGATTTGGATTTCTGGATTGTTTGGCGAGTGAACCATTTCTACATATCCGCCGACAATTTCTTGCGCTTCTTCAAGCGTAGGTTTTTGATGTTCAAACGTTTTAATCATTACGATCTCCTTTTACTAGAACTTGGTAGTATTACCATATACTCCCACATCAGTCAATAGTTGGTTCATTATTATGTAGTGTTCCACCCACAACACCGAGGAATTTCTTTGGCCCTGATCTGGTGATTTTGAACTGCCCGATGCGATTGGTGTTTTGCAGTTTGGTAACGTCTTTTTTAAATGTTTCTTCACTTAGGTTCATGAGTCGTAGGTTTGCCGCGGTCATATCGTCATCTGGTGCAATGCGAACCATTTCGTGCAGGCCATCTGTATTGCCGCCTTTGGTAACTGGATGCCCTGATAATTCGCGTTCTTGAATAAACTGGAACACTAGCTCCAGTCTGTTGCGAACTGTTTGTGAGAATTTAACAGCGATTATATCCTGTGATCTATCTTCAAGCAAACCTGTGTTCGGGTTACGAATGAAATGTCTGAAGTCCCTGTTGGCTGGCCCGTTTGATTTTACGACTGCGCCATCGAATACGCCGTTTCGCGTATATGGAATGTTTAAATCTTTGCAGCGTTGCTGTCCTACAGTTTCGCCAACAGGCCAAACGGCGAACGCCGCACGCACGCCATCAACGATAGCGGAGGTTCCGCGAATAGCGTTCCGCGCTTCTTCTGGTGTTTTGATCGGCTTATCGTCTTTGATCTTTGCCATGTGGTGGTTGACCATAACAGTTGCGCCCGTTTCGGTAGCCATCTGTGCGAGCATGCCCATGAAGGCAGCACCCGCGGCGGGATCGGCGTTTACATCCGCGTGAACAAACGATGCGAGAGGGTCGATTACGATTAGCTTGAGCCTTGTCATTGTTAGCATCTGTTCGTAAACGCGAGCAAACTCTGCGCCCATTTCGTATGAGTTGTCGATCTTTTGCATGACAGGAAACACGCCACCGAGGTTCGGTAGTGGTAGAATGCGCAGCTTATGGTCGTAATGCTCACGGTATTTTTGCGGGTCGAGCCGCGAAATACGTCTGTGCATTTCGTCTTTGTCATCTTCCGCAGTCAGAATGATTGCATCTCCATGTTCTGCTACGAGGCCACCGAACGAGTTTTGCATAGATGCGCCAGAAGCGACTTTCATAGCGAGGTCGAGGGTCATCATACCTTTTCCGCTATCACCCGCAGCAGCGAATACGACAGGCACGCCTAGCGGTATTGTATCACCGATTAAAAACTTTTGTTCGGGTGCAGAGCCAACAAAGTATTTGTCGATCAGCAGGCTATCATCTAGCAGTGAGATTGGCTTTTTGACTTTGCTTTCGTGCGATTTGATGAATGCTTCTACGTTGAACTCTTGCTCAATGGCATCAGCAGCATCCCACTTTTCTTCTTGAGTTGATGGGATTTGCAGCATCAGAGTTGACTTTGCTCCAGCTTCTTTCGCTTGAGCTTCGACAATACCTGCTAGTCTTTTACCAGCAGCGTCATTATCGGGCCATAGGATTACGTTTTTGTTTCGTAATGGCGTGAAGTCGAACTTGGACGCGGTGTTTTCTGACAGCATACCAGAGCCACCGATGGTGCAAGTTGCAACGTATCCTAGCTGGCTAAGAGCATCTGCGCACTTTTCTCCTTCTACCCAGATAACTGTATCTGAGGTTAAAATGTTCGGGATATTGTAGAGAGGTCGAGGTTCTGGAATGCCCTGCCGCCCATTCATGAACTGACGGAACTGCTTTTTTGGCTTACCTGTGCTATCTAAGATTAGATCGCCTGTCTCGCTTTTGTCGAAATACTTTCTGACAGTTACAAGAACCTCACCGTTTTCATCCGTATATGTATATTCGTTTTCGAATGGCGTTCCCGGTCCAATAGTAGGTTTCACTGACTTTTGTTCGGGTTGTTGGAACCCGGCTGTTGTGTTTGTGACCTGAAAGTTTTGAGGATTGTTCGGCTTAATAATGTTTTCGGGTGCTGGCATAAACCGTTGTGGCAAATGATCCTGAAAGTATTCCGCTGTTTCTTCAATTGACCAACCCCTGCCTTCTTTTAGTATTTTGCTAATCCCACCGACACCATCGCCTGACTCAAAGTCTTTGCCGCTTAGGAACCACGGGCTATTTAAATCAATGTTGATACGCAGAGACTGTCCTCTTTCGCCCCTAAGTGATCCGAGCATGAAATCATTACCGCGCCGAATGCCTTCGGGGTAAGTTTCGATCAGAGTACTAAGCTGAATGTGCCGTGGCACTTCGCTTGAGATACGCTCTGCGACTTCTTTTGAACTATTGCCAAATCTTTTTATATTCATTATCTTGTCCTCATACCCAAACTATCCACTAGATATGGGGTCGCACTTCCACACGCGGCCCCATATCCTTTTACTCTTTCCAACATGTTTCCCTAAACTCGCACCACTTGCATAGGAAAAAATCTTTGCTTTGTGAGATACGAGGTAGAATGTCACCCGCTTTTGCAGCCGTCAAGATGTCCACAGCACGGTCACTCGCCTCTTGCGCGAGCTTGGCATCGTATGGCACTAGCTCATAATACACTTCAGAGGTGTTTTTGTTTACAACCGTAAATAGAGCGGGATGTCTGTTAAGGTCCATATACGTCTGATAGAGTGCGATTTGCGTGGCGTAAGTTGGATTTGCTTTTGCAACCCCTTGGCGAACAAAGCCTTGAAACTTTTTATCGTTTGCTGACTTACATTCCCACAGAGCGGGGTATTCCATAGCCACTGGGCCATCGCATACTACGCCATCTATATGACCGCGAATTTCGCCATCTGCGATAGAGAAACCGAACTGTTCACCGCCTTTGTCTTCTGTGCGCAAATCAAAGCCTGCGTCTCTGAGCCACTTAGCTGCATAGTCTTCAATCTCATGACCAAACTGAAAGATGCGCAATGTGCGTGCGCTAAATTCTTTGTCGGGATCAGTTGCATAATTAAGGTAGCGATACTGAATTTTGCGTCTGCATTCATCACCGATGCTTGATGCGCCAATGTATTTGCGGCGCTCGCGCTTT